TGTAATCGCAGTTCAACATTCAGCCGATAACTCAACATGGGCTGATTTAGTTGTATTCGGTACGGTAGCACTTTCTGGACTTGATTCAGAAAGAGTTGAAGTTGCTTCAGGAACGACAGTAAATCGTTACCTGAGGACAAGAACCACAATCGCAACAGGCACAGGTGCTATAACCCGTAGCGTCGCTTTTTCAAGGAGATAATAATATGCCAACATTCAGACATGGTAAGTCAGCGTCGTTCAAAGTAGATAATAACGCTGGCACACTTACCGATATCAGCAATACACTTAATTCAGTTTCTTTCCCTCGAGAAGCAGAGACTTTAGAGACAACCTCATTTGGTTCATCTGATCGTTCTTATGTTATCGGCTTCACAGGCGCAACTATCAGTATCGAAGGTTCATTCGACGCTACTGTTGATACGCACTTGGCTGCCATTGTAGGAAAGACCGACTCAGTATCATTTGAGTATGGTCCTGAAGGCACAACCTCTACTTTCACAAAGTACACAGGCGAGTGCTTCTTGACTTCATACGAAACTTCAGCAGGAGTAGGCGACATTGTTTCCTATTCAGCAGAGTTCCAAGTTACAGGTGCCATTACCCGTGGTGCTTTCGCTTAATAATTAAAAAGCAGTAGAATCCCAATAACCGAGTCCAACGAGACCAAAAGGAGAAATCGTGTCCATTAGAGACCAAATCTTATCTGCTCAGGATATTCCATCAGAGATGGTAGATGTTCCAGAGTGGGGTGTTAAAGTAGAAGTTCGTGGTATGACAGGCGCAGAGCGCACTCGTATCATGGATTTAGCAATAGATAACAAAGGTGGAGTTAATCTACAATTTGTTTATCCTGAAATTGTAATCGCTACTTCTTTCGATACAGAAACTGGCGTTCAAATCTTTAAGCCCGCAGACCGCGATGCCTTACTTGCCAAAGCAGCAACAGCGTTAGATCGCTTAGCAGCAGTTGGTATGAGGTTATCGGGATTCACACAAGAAAGTGCCGATGAAGTGGGAAAAGATTCCTCCGTAACGGCTACAGAAGGTTCGTCTTCGAATTAGCAGAACGCTTAGGTAGGACTGTCGAAGAACTCTTATATGGCAGTCCTAACTTTCAGCCTATCTCTGCTATTGAATTAGCAGAATGGGAAGCACTCGAGCGGTTGCGGATATGGGAGCAAGAACAAGAGGCTAGGAGAAGGAAGTGAAATTAGATGGCAGTAATTGATGTACTTGCTCGTCTAAAAGCGGATACTGGTCAATTCATTGCTGGTATGGAAAAGGCTGCTCGCGCAACCGATGCCCTAAATCAATCTGCGGCTAAGTCTCAAGTTGGTGTTAGTAATTTAGGTAGTGTATTCAAAAGAGTAGCAGCAACTTCACTTGCACTTTATGCAGTCAAACTAGGTCGCGATTCAGTTCAAGCAGCAACAGTCGCAGGTCAAGCACAAAATAGATTAAGAAAACTATTGCTCAACACAAATGGTGCTACAGAAGAGCAGATACAAATACTATTTGGACAAGGCAAAGCCCTTGAGTCATTAACAGGTATTTCAAAAGAAAATATCACAGTAATTCAATCTCAGTTAGCAACATTTGATTTACATGGAAGTACTATTGGTAGATTAACTCCTGCTATTTTAGATTATGTAGTAGCAGAAAAAGGAGCAGCAGCAAGTGCCGATGAATTTAGGGCACTTACTAATGGTCTTGCTCAAGCATTGCAAGGTAATTTCAGTTCATTAACTAAAACTGGTTTTATACTTGATGCTAATACGAAAAAAATGATCAGTTCTGGAAACGAAACTGAAAGATCACAAGCCATTGTTAAAGTCCTTGGTACTACCTATAGAGGTTTCGCTGAAAATGCTTTAACACCAGCACAGAAGGCTCAAAGAGAATTTGCTAGAAGTGTTGATGATACAAGAAAGGTTCTAGGAACAGCACTACAGCCAGTTTTGGGCGCAGTTTCTACGACACTTAATAGTACATTGACTCCAATTTTAACTCAGTTACAAGCAAAATTTGCTGACGGAAAAGCCATTGAGGGTTTCATCACTTTAATTAAAGGCTTAGCAATAGATATTACGGACTTCGCGAAAGCAATGGGCGCAGTATTTGTACCGATATTTACCTCAGCAATTAAAATAGCAATCGGAGCATTGATAGGGTTTATTAAAGTATTGGGTTCGATAGGAAGATTTATTAAAGATAACTCAGCATTGTTTACTGTTGCTGCGACTGCAATTATAACCTTCGTAGTTGCTACTAAGGCTGCGAAAATAGCGTCAATGGGATTAGGTAAAGTTCTATTCAATGTTAAAAAAGCCCAACAAGCGTATGCATTTTTTACTTACGCATCTACTGGGGCGACAACAAAGTTTGCTTTCGCAATGAAAACATTAGGTAATGCTTTCCGCGCTAACCCAATAGGAATAATCATTACCGCTCTTTCGGTAGTAGCAATGGGCTTCAAACTTGCTTGGGAAAAATCAACAACATTTAGAAAGGTAGTAGTTGGCGCAATACAAATGGTTGTCAAAGTAGTTGCTAAAGCATTTGAAATATTAGGTAAACTTCCTGGGGGACTGGGTGACTTCTTTGATGAAGCAGCCATTAAAGCACAAGACTTCGCAAAAGGATTAGAGAAATATAAAACCATCACTAAAAAAACTGTTGATAGTATAAATGGTGATGTTGCTGGCATGGTTAATCCAGACGGACTTGGCACAACAGACAGAGATATAATCAACGATAAAGTAAGAAAAGCAGCAGAGTCAGCAGCCAAAAAATTAGCAGAAATGAAGCAAGGCTTGAAAGAAGCCACAGCGTCTTATAACGATTTCATCAAATATGAATTCTCAGATAAGTTCACAGAAAGTGCTGAATCAGCCCGAGGCGCAATAATTGATTCATTAGATAAAGTAGCAGCAGTATTTGAAGCAAAAGGCAAGATGTTAAGTGGTTCTGCTTTGGCTAACTTAAGAAAATCTTTCGATAAGTTGAACGATGTTGTTAGAGGCTTTATTCCACAAGCAGAAGCCAATGCTGTTGCCTTAGAAGCGGTTACTAAAAAATTAGAAGACGCACAAAGTGCTTACCAAGACGCACTTAAGAGCAGGGCAGAAGGTGCTTCCGAACTTGCTGATATTTTACGCAGACCTTTTGGTGAGCCAAGTGCATTGACGAGAGCACTATCAAGTGCTGAGGCTGACGTAGGTTCTATTATTGGTATGTATGACCAGTTGGCTGCTGCTATAAACAAGAGGTATGCCGGGATAGATCCTGCTTCTGCTAATAAATTATTAACATTCTTAGAATCACAAACCAAAAAGTTGATAGTGCTTGCTAAGCGTAGAGAAGTAGCAGTTAAAGTATTAGAAGAAGCCCAAAAGAATTTAGAAACTGTTCTGTCTGAACAAGCAGATTTCAACAAATCTATAACAAGTAATCTAAAAAGTTATGCTTTGGCTTTAGTTGATTTATCTAAGGCTGATAGTGCTTCAGTTTACAATGTAGCAAGAACAGCAACTGGTTATGTTATTTCACAAATAAAGGCTTCTTCAGGTGGTATTGAATCTATCACTAAGCAGTTACAAGACCGCTTAACCATGATTACTTCTTTCTCAGCCAATATCAAGAAACTGTTAGCGTCGGGAGTTAATGAAACTTATGTACGCCAACTATTAGAGGCTGGTCCTGAAACTGCTTCTTTAACAGCACAAGCATTAACAACTGCAAGCGCAGAACAAATTACGGCTATTAACTCTTTATATGGACAAATTAATACTGCTTCAACTACTTTTGGAACTGAAATGGCTACTGTGTTTTATGGCAATGCAGTAAGTATGGCTCAAGCATTTGTTACTGGAGCCCAAGCAGAAGTAGAAAGCATTAACGCTCAAATGACTTTCATTAAAGATTCAATAACTGCTGTACTTGCGCCATTAAGAGATGAAGGAACTGCACTAGGAACTGACTTAGCCTTAAATATGATGAACGCTCTAGAATCTCAACGAGCAAGTTTAGTAGCAACCGCGTCAAGTATTGCTCAACAAATAGTTGCTGTTATCGCTGCTGCTTTTGCTTCGCTAGGTGGCATTAAAGGTAGCGCTGGAAGCGCAAGCAGTAGCGGTGGCGGTGCTGCTCCTGC